TATCATTTTGGTGCAAGCGTAATTCATGGGTAGCGTAGCAATATTTTGCGCTTACTTTTCTATTACCCATAAGGACCCTTAACTCAGCAGGTTAGAGTACCCGGCTCATAACCGGGCAGCCCTGGGTTCGAACCCCAGAGGGTCCATTTACAAAACAAACGAAATGAGAGGTGGTGATGTTTGGATGGAGAAGTAAAAGCAACAAATGCAGAACTTGCCTATCAGGATTACCTAAAAGGCATGAAGTACAAAGAAATAGCCGAGAAATACGGTGTGACGATAAATACAGTAAAGTCCTGGAAGACCAGATACAAATGGTCAAAGGATGGTAAAAAAAGTGTGCACACAAAAACAGGAAAGGTGTGCACACAAAAAACTGATAAAAACAATGTAAAAAAAGAAGCCATTGCAGAAGCGGTTGAGCAGGTAATAGAAAATACTGAATTAACCGATAAGCAAAGGCTTTTTTGTGTTTTGTATGTCAAGTGTTTTAATGCTACAAAGGCGTATCAGAAAGCATATGAAGTAGATTATAATACTGCAGCATCTATAGGGTATAGATTGTTGGAGAATGATGGAGTAAAAAAAGAAATACAAAGATTAAAGAAAAACCGCCTAAACCGGGAAATGCTAGACGAATCTGATATTTTCCAGAAGTACATGGATATAGCCTTTTCAGATGTAACAGACTTTGTAGAATTTGGTCAGGAAGATGTTCCAGTGATGGCAGTTTATGGACCGGTACAGGTAAAAGATGAGGAAACAGGAGAAAAGAAAACCCTTACAAAAAGAGTGAATGTTGTTCGCTTCAAAGATTCCTCAGAAGTAGATGGAACCCTAATTGCAGAAGTAAAGCAGGGGAAAGATGGTGCAAGTATTAAGCTGCCAGATAGAATGAAAGCCCTGGAATGGCTTGCAGAACATATGGACATGGCAACAGAAGAACAAAAGGCAAGAATTGAAATGATGAAGCAGAAGAGTAACGTACAACAGGAAGAAGAGGATGGAGTGACGATTATAAATGATGTGCCAGGAAGTTAGAATTTCAGATATTATCATACCGAAATATTATAAGATTTTTAACGATAAAAGCATCCGCCACATTATCCTAACATCTGGACGTGCGGGAACGAAATCCAGCTTTGCAGCAGTCCGAGCAGATTATCAGATCGTTTCAGATGCAAACGGTTCTGTTGTGGTGCTCAGAAAACATCATAACAAACTTAGGAAAACCGTTTATAAAGAAGTGCTGAGAGGGATTGGCAGGCTAAAAATAAAGAAAACAGCTTTTAATATTACAAAATCCCCCATGGAAATTAAGTATAAAAAAACAGGCGACACGATTTATTTTTCTGGTTCTGATGGTATAGACGATACGAAAGGAATTATTGATGAAGATAAACCGATAAAGCTGGTTATTTTGGATGAGCTGACAGAATTTTTTGAAGATGGAGAGGGCGAAGACGAACTACAGAATATAGAGGCGACCTTTATTAGAGGAAACGCGGCAGGATTCCAAATGATATACCTGTACAATCCGCCAAAGAATCCGAATGCTCCAATCGTAGAGTGGTGCAAAAAAATGGAAAAACGTCCTGACTGTGTTCATATACATACCGATTATCGGGACGTACCACAGGAGTGGCTTGGAAAAGACCTGGTGGAATCCGCTGAAATGATGAAGCGTTTAGATGAAAAGCAATATAACTGGGTATGGCTTGGACTTAGCACAGGAGTGGATGAACTTATCTACTACATGTTTTCAGATAAACACAAAGAGAGGCCTTCACAGAAGCATTACCAATTAATCGGTATAGGTGTGGACTATGGGCAGCAGAATGCGACAACCTATCAATGCTTTGGACTGGATATCTACAACAGAAAAATAGAAGGGCTTGCAGAATATTACTATTCAGGAAGAGATGAAGGGAAGCAGAAAGCGCCATCTGAGTATGCGCTGGACTTTATTCAAATGACCGATTCTCTATACGAAGAATACACCTGCAACGTTTTCTATGTTTACATAGACCCATCCGCAAAAGGATTAGCAGAAGAAATAAAGAGGGCTGCAGCAGATAGGATGTACCAAGTATCAATCAAGGACGCAGATAACGCAGTAGCTCTTGGAATTTCCAGGGTGCAAAAATGCCTGACCTATCATATTCTGACAGTCAATCCTATACAGGAGAAGTTAATTGAAGAGTTCGGCCTGTATGAATATGACAAAAACTTGTTAGACAAAGGAAAAGAAGTGCCTGTTAAAGTAAAAGACCATGCCATGGATGCATTGAGATATCTGGTTATGGGACTATGGAACAAATTAAAATATTTCCTGCCAGCAGGAGAACGGGAGGATGAATCATGAACATAATAAAATACCTTAATAAGGCAGGATATGACACTGTAAATTCCGGGTTCTATACCTTGATTAGTGCATGGGAGAGTTGGTATCGGGCGAATGTGAAAAAGTTTCACAGGTATAAGGTATACAACGGAAAAGAACATATTACCTGTAAAAGATTAAGCCTTGGAATGACAAAAAAACTGTCTGAGGATATTGCGGACCTGCTATTAAATGAGCGCGTACAGATTACCATTAATGATGAAAATACAAATACTTTTGTTATGAAAGTGCTGGAAGATAATAATTTCTCTGTGCTGGGAAATGATTACCAGGAAAGGAAGGCGTACACCGGGACGGTTGCTTATGTTCCTTATCTGGATAAAATACGGGTAAATGAGGAATCTGGGGAGATTGTGGATGGCGGAGAAATAAAAATTAATTACGTTTCTGCCTCTGATATCTACCCATTATCTTGGTGCAACGGACACATTACAGAGTGTGCTTTTACCTTTTATAAAATAATCGGAACGAAGAAATATGCACATATACAAATGCATCTGCTGGAAAATGGATTATATGTTATCGAAAATCATATAGTGGAATGCACGAATGGAGCTGGAAAAGAAATTCCTGTAGAAGATTGGAAAGAGTTAAAAGGATTCGAAAACCTCTCTCCTAAAATGGAAACTGGAATGAAAGAACGTCAATTTGTTATAGACAGGCTCAATATTACGAATAACTATGAGAAAGATAATCCAATGGGCGTTGCCATCTTTGCTAACAGTATAGATGTGCTACAGGGCCTTGATATTGTATATGATTCTTATATCAATGAGTTTGTGCTTGGAAAGAAGCGGATTTTTGTGGCACCAGAAATGATGGGTACGGACATTTTTGGCAATCAGACATTCGACCCTAACGATGTGGTTTTCTATCAGCTTCCAGAAGATACGTTAAAAGACGGTGGAAAACCTATTGTGGAAATCAATATGGAAGTGCGTGCAGATGCGCATGAGAAGGGAATTAATGATAATTTGAACATGCTATCTATGAAGTGTGGATTTGGACAGAACCACTATAAATTTGAAAATGGAAGCATACAGACAGCCACGCAGGTAGTTTCCGAAAATTCTGATATGTTTCGAAGTATCAGCAAACATGAAATTATCTTGGAATCGGTGTTAAAGGAATTAATCCAGATTGTAGCAAGACTTGGAGCAGTACTTGGAGAACCAGTGAATCCAGAAGCTGAAATCGTGATTGACTTTGATGATTCCATTATCGAAGATAAGCAGGCGGAGCGCCAAAGTGACAGACTGGATGTAAGTATGGGCGCACTCCCGTTGGTAGAATACCGGGCAAAATGGTACGGAGAAACCGAAGAAGAAGCTGCAAAACATGTTATCCAGGAAACGATAAACCCGGATCCTGAGGAGGAATGATATCATGACACCGGAAGAAAAAGGAAGCCTTCCTCTTCAACTGGAAAAAAAGTTTTATGAACTGCAAGATAGGATTTTTTCCGATATCGTGAGAAGAATCCGGAAAACAGGAAAGATTACCAGTACAGCAGATTATCAAATCAATAAACAGCTGGTACTTGGAAATAGTACAGAGTTTATTGAACAGGAACTGAAGCGTTTACTGGAAGCCAGCTATCCAGAGATATGGGCTCTATACGATAAAGTATGTGATTGGGAATACGTGCGATATAAAGATGCTTACGAGCAGATAAATGGGAGCTTTATTTCCTTAGAGGAAAATGAACAGGTGCAGCAGTGGTCACATGCCATTATAAATCAGACACGCAACGAATTAAAGAATATCACACAGTCCATGGGAATGACGGTTAATATCAGTGGGAAGGCAGTCTTTACTCCTCTGGCAGAATATTATCAGATGTATTTGGATAGAGCCTGTTTGGATATTGTAACCGGCGCTTTTGATTACAATACGGTGCTCCGTAGAGTTGTAAAGGAAATGACTGCTTCTGGAATTCGCTCTATTGATTACGGGAAGTCTGGGTATAGTAACAGGGTGCCTGTAGCAATTCGTAGGGCTGTTATGACGGGAGTTTCACAGCTTAGTGCACAAATTAATGAAATGATAGCAAAAGACCTTAAAACAGACACATACGAAGTCACATGGCACGCAGGACACCGACCTTCTCACTGGTGGGGAGGGAATATGTACACTTATGAAGAGTTAAAAACAATATGTCACCTAGGTGAAGGTGATGGGCTTTGTGGCTGGAACTGCCGACATAGTTATCTGGCTTTTATTCCGGGCTATTCTATCCGTACTTATACACCAGAACAATTACAGGAGTTGGAGAGAAGGGAAAAGCAGACAAAACAATACCAGGGCAAAGAGTACACCCAGTACCAGGCAGAACAGACCCAGAGAAAAATGGAAACCAAGATGCGGGCACAAAGAGCTTATGCAAAACAACTGCAGCAAGGAAAAGCAGATAAGAGTGATATTATAGCTGCAAAAGCAAGATATTTGAACACTTTGCATCAGTACCAGAAATTTTCTAAAATAATCGGGCTTCCAGAGCAAATGGAGCGTGTTTATATGGATGGGCTTGGCCGGGTGGCTCCGTAGTGGTATCAAGAAATGGAAAATATGAAGTTAATTAAATATGGGGAGAAGTCCTGCCAGGGTATGTTCCTGGCCTCCCTGAAAGTAACGTAAGACATGGCGGAATGCTGTGTCTTATTTTAATACATGAAAATAGAAAGGACATGGAATTATGAAACTAAAACTTGTGAAACATGGAGAATTTTTAGGAACAGTATGTGATTTTTATGTAGATGAGGAAAACAACATCTATATGAGCAGGACACAGATTGGATATGCGTTGGAATATAAGAATCCTGCTCATGCTATTTTAGTAGTACACCAAAGACATAAGGAGCGCTTAGATAAGTTCAGTGTAGAGGTGAGGTCATCACAATTCGAGACCCCCTTCAATGGGGTGGGTAAGGATAAAAAAGCATTTCTTTACGAAGAGAGAGGAATATATGCTATTTGCGGATATTCAAACAAAGAGATTGCGGAAAAGTTCAATGATTGGGTATATGAAACTATTTCAGCTATCAGAAAGAACGGTTATTACATATCTTCTGAAAAAGACAGTAAATGGCTTGGAATTCGTAATGAATCCAAACAGGCAAGACGATACGAAACAGACCAGATTAAACTCTTTGTGGAGTATGCAAAGGAACAGGGAAGTAAAAGTGCAGATAGATACTATGTGCTATTTACAAAGCTAATAAACAGTAAGATTGGTATCCAGAACGGAAAGCGTGATGAACTGTCCCAAGAAACGCTTATGGAACTAAAATCTTTGGAAACGCTGGTTAAAATGCGAATTCGTAAACTTATGGAGAAGAAGATACCCTATAAGAAAATATATCAAGATGTGAAAATGTTGGTGGAGGAGTTTTAGGGTTTCTAGGAGGAGATTGCGTGTATAACTGGATAGAGAACTTTATTCTTAGAATAAAACAGCGCTTTTGCAAGCATAGATTCAAGAAGCGTTACAGCAAAAAGAAACAATGCTATGAATACCGTTGTATAAAGTGCGGAAAAAGGAGTAGGAATGACTACAATAACCTATATAGATAAGGGTTTAATTATTGACGGTCACGCAGAGAATCCGGTAGCCTGCCATGGGATTTCTGCTATTAGCCAAATGGTAGCAAACTTTGTTGAAGAACGTGACTGGGGGAAAGTTCACATTCGTGACGGGCATCTGGAAATCACAGATGTAAAGGATGAGGTTTGCGGAGATACATTATTCCAGGCTATGAAAATTGCATTTGAGGATATTGCACAGCAGTATTCAGATTGCGTAAAGATTGTATGGGATTAGAAAGGCGGTGGTCCGTAATCTCCCTTTGGGACGCGGGGTGAAGCGTCTTATTTTTGTGTCCAAAACGTGAAGACGTAAAAAGCTCAGGGAGCCTGTCGAGGCGAAACGGAGGTAGAAAGAATGAAGTGCAGGATGAATTTACAGCTTTTTGAAGACGGTGCAGGAGCTGGCTCTGTAAATACACAGAGTGGAAATACCGGGACTGGAAATGGCGGCCAGAATACCGCTGGGAGTGCTGCCGGTGCACATGGAACCGGAACGTATACCTATGAGCAACTAGAAGAAATCGCAAACACAAGGGCAGAAAGGTCAGAAAGAACAGCACTTGCTAATTTCTTCCGCAGTCAGGGAATGACGGAGGCAGAGGTTACACAGGCTATTTCTGATTTTAAAACACAGCGTGCGGCAAATCAGCCAAATACAGAACAGTTGCAGCAGGAAAGAGACAATGCCTTGAAAAAAGTAGAACAGATGGAACAGGAAAAGGTACTTACTTCTAAAGGAGTTAAAACAGAAGACCTGGACTATGTCATGTTTAAAATTTCCAAAATGGTGGATGAAAAGACCGATTTCAAGAAAGCTGCTGAGAAATTCTTGAAGGAAAATTCACGGTTTACGGGGCAGTCATACCGGGTAGTAAGTACAGGAGTACAGACCGGAGGGGCAGAAGGAACAGAAAAAGGAAACGATTCTATTAATGCAGCAATCAGAAGGGCTGCAGGGAGGTAAAAGATGAACAGAAACAGAATGAATCTTAGATTATTTGAAAATGATGCAAAATTAATTGACAGAAGCGGTGCTGACACACTGATTCCAGAGGAAAGAGCAAGAGAGATTATCCAGGGTGTGGTGACACAGTCTGCTGTACTCTCAAGAGGCCGTAGACTTCCGAACATGTCCAGCAAAACCTATAAAATGCCGGTTCTGGACATGCTACCAATGGCATATTTCGTAAATGGTGATACTGGACAGAAGCAGACAACCAAAATGGCATGGGACAAGAAATTTATTACTGCGGAGGAAATTGCGGTAATTATTCCAATCCCGGAGGCTGTTCTGGATGATTCCGAATATGACATTTGGGGAGAAGTAAGACCGAGGGTAGAGGAAGCATTTGGAAAAGTAATTGATGGTGCGGTTATCTTTGATGTAAACAAACCTTCTACCTGGCGTGACGGCCTGGTTACTACTGCAACCAAAGCAGGAAGTGTAGTAACTTTAGGTGTAAGCGACCCTCTGTATGACAAAATCATGGGCGTGGATGGCGTGATTGCTAAAGTAGAAGAATCGGGCTTCTTCGTAACCGGACATATGGCGGATATTTCCATGAGAGCAAAATTGAGAGGATTAAAAGACAGCACAGGACAGCCGATCTTTAAATCTGATATGCAGAACGGAACTACCTATAGCTTGGATGGTTCCCCGATGAACTTCCCGAATAACGGTGCGTTTGACAAATCAAAAGCTCTGATGATTTCCGGGGACTTTTCTCAGCTAACTTATTCTATCCGTCAGGATATTACCTTTAAACTGTTTACAGAGGGTATTGTACAGAATACAGATGGAAGCATTGCTTACAACCTTATGCAGCAGGATATGGTAGCATTAAGAGCAGTTATGCGTCTTGGCTGGGAGATTCCGAATCCGATTAATTCCTTGCAGCCGAACAAAGCAAAACGCTGCCCATTTGCGGTATTAAAGGCGGGGGAGTAATCCCCTCCGGCAATACTGCCTTACCTGCCGGAGGAAGCAAGAGAAAGGCAAGGGTGAAAAAGAATGATAAAGGTGACGTTTGATTTTTATGTAAATGAATATGGCGGAAAGGTCATTCTAGATGATTTGGAATTGAAACAACCGGTTTTGAAAGCAAATACCTACCTGAAAAATCTTATGCACCAGGAGCCAAAGGAAGAGGCAATGGAACTTATTAAGATGTGCCTGTGTGAAGTAGCAGAATTAATTTATCAGGAAGACTGCAGAAAGGCGGAACACGGTGGCAGAGAGATACAATCTGAGAATACAGATGGATATTCTGTAACATATGCCACAGAAGCCGAGGCTGGAAAAATCGCCACAAATTCTTTGCAAACAAAAGTTTATGCCGTAATTAGGCGATACCTTTCTGGCACTGGACTTTTATATGCGGGGGTGAATTGCAATGCTCACAAATGCAGTGATTACGATTTTTAACCGTTTCCCAAGCCGGGAAGAAAAGAAAATCATTTATGTTCCTCATGTAATATCGCATGCCTGGTTCCATACAAATCAGAAAAGCAGTGCTGGGGAGCGCGGGTTGTCCAGTGCAGATGAGTATAAAATCAGGATTCCCTACGAGGAATGCAGTACATGGCTTCCAGAAAATGATTTTAAAGAACTTGCAAATCCCAAAGGACACTGGACTGTACAGAATGGGGATTTTTTCCTGGTTGGAAATTGGAACAAAGGAACAGTGAGAGGAATTGATGAAATCAAAAAGAAGTTCTCAGGAACGGTTGGAACAGTACTCAGCCATTCCGAGAACTTTTTTGGTTCTTCTAAGCACATACGGATAGGCGGTGGTTCCTAAATGGCAAAAATTAAATTGCAGATAGACCCTACAGATAAAATCCTATTAAAGAGAAACCTGAATAAAAACGGGAAAGGGCAGCGCTTTTTTACTCACGAAGTGAGGAGATTGTCCACGCCTTATGTTCCATTCTTATCTGGAAAACTGTCGAATGACTCTGTAACAGAAACACCAAGCACCATTACCTATAACGTTCCTTATGCAAGACGGCAATATTATGAGAACAAGGGAAGGAACAGAACAGAGCACCCACAGGCTGGGAGCCATTGGACAGAAAGATGTTGGGCTGATCGTGGGAAAGAGATTGTACAGGCAACTGCAAAGTTCTGTGGAGGGAAAGTGAAATGAGTATTGCAGGAAAGATTACGGATTTTATTAAGACATGCCCGTTTTTACAGGATTTTGAAAGTATGTTCCCGAAGGTGGATTTTGATAACCTGGAAGAGGGCGCGACAGCATATTGTATCGAAAGCACTCCAGCAGAGCCAATTTTAAAACGCTATACCAATGGAGATACCCTTCGGCAATATGTGTTTTCGCTGTGTTCCAGGGAATGGTACGGACCAGAGGAGAACCAGGATACATCAGAGTTTTATGAAAAATTCGCAGACTGGCTGGAGAAATGCACAGAAAAAGGAACGCTTCCACAGTTATCTGGGAAACTGGAAAGTAAATCCGTCAGGGCAACCACAGATGGTTATTTATATGCGGCACAGGAAAATAAGTGCCAGTACAGGATACAATGTCAATTTGTTTATTATAAACGGAGGTAGAGAGAATGAGAAAAATGAATTTACAGCTTTTTGCAGAAAGCCCACAGAAAGGAGTTGTGGGACGCTGGCAGCACCCAGGATATCTGGATGTATCTGGAGGGGCAAGCCAAGCACAGTATGAGCTTCTTGGTTTTGGAGTAACACAGTTGGATGATTCTCCGTCCGCACAGACATCTTCTAAACGCTATGTGAATCAGAAATCGGCAACACAGACCATTGGTTCTTACGAATGGACCGCACCTTTAGAATTTGACTTGATTCGTTCTGAGAAAGCAATTGAATTTATTGCCGGTATTGGAGAAAACGAAAAAACAGGTGCAGAAGCGGAAACTTACTATGTTTTGGTTTACCTGGAGAAACCGGTAGCAGAACAAGAAGGCAGTTACGAAGCAAAACGCAGAAAGGTAGCTGTAGAAGTATCTGAGTTTGCTGATAATGACGGAGAAATGCAGGGCTCTGGTAATCTTCTGGCTGTTTCTGATTGGGAAATGGGAACTTTCGATACCAAGACGAAGGCTTTTACAACAAAGGGGGAGTAATTCCCCCTGTTAAAAGAGCCTTGACTAACAGGGGAGCAGCAAAAAGGCAAGAGAAGGAGGAGCGACATGAAGATTAACGGAGTAGAGTTAGAATTTGAATTATTTGATGCGGATGCCGAAGAACTAAAAAATCGGTATTTTCAGGAATTAGAGAAAATGAAAACAATTAAAGACGATATGCCAGAAGGGACAGAACATGAGAAATCTGTTTACCTATGCAAGAGAGTAAAAGGGGTGTTTGACCATGTGTTCGGTGAAGGAATGGGAGAAAAAGTTTGTGGGTCTGGAAGCAATGTGCTGTCCTGTATGAGAGCTTACAAACAGTTAGTACATGAACAAATCCGGCAGCAAAATGAGTATAAAGAAATTCTTTCCAGCCTGTAGGTGGTAATATGAATGTTTTGATGGAGAAGTTCCCAGAAGAACTGGAAATACAGGGTAAATGCTATTCGATAGGCTGGGATTTCCGTACTGTACTGTCCTGTAATGAGCTGATAGAGCAATGCCAGCATGACGTCACAGAAGGAGAATTACTAAGTATCTTGGAAATGTTCTATAAAGATTGCAGATATTACACAGAAGAACATGTGGAAAAGATGTTTTGGTTCTTCTCCTGTGGAAGGGAAAAGGAAAAGAAAAACTTCCCAAGGAAGATTGCGGGAATTAACGATAAACAGCCTTTCGATTTTGAAAAAGATGCAGAGCTTATCTATGCAGGATTCCAGCAACAGTATGGTATTGATTTACAGACCACAGAAATGCACTGGTGGAGATTCATGATTCTTCTGGAAAATCTGGGAGAAGGAACCCGTCTTTCTAAAGTGATCGAGTACAGGACAAGGGACACATCTTCTAAACACCTATCTAAGGAAGAGCGGTCTTTCTATAAGGCTATGCAGCAATATTATGGTTTAGATAGAAAGTGCAGTAAGCGAGAAGATGAGAGACTGAAAAAGATTGAGGAAGCTCTTATGAAGGGTGAAGATATCACAGAGCTATTAAGAGGTGGTGAGTAAATGGCAGATGGAAAAGTGGTTATTGAGACAGACCTGGATTCTTCCGGGATAGAAAAAGGAATTTCGAAACTTGGAAGCTTGACTACTAAGGGTTTAAAAACAGCAGCAACAACCATTACTGGAACAGCAGTTGCCCTTGAAGGGATTGGCATTGCTGCTGTGAAAGCTGGCTCGGACTTTGAAGCACAAATGTCCCGTGTAAAAGCTATCTCAGGAGCGACTGGGACAGGATTTGAAAAGTTAAAAGACCAGGCAATCCAGCTTGGTGCAGATACTTCTTTCTCTGCCAGTCAGGCAGCAGAAGGTATGGAGAATCTGGCGGCTGCCGGATTTACAACGAGTGAAATCATGGAAGCCATGCCGGGTCTTTTGGATATGGCAGCAGCCTCCGGCGAAGATTTGACCAACAGTTCTGAGATTGCAGCATCTACATTAAGAGGTTTTGGTCTGGAAGCCGAAGAAGCGGGACATGTGGCGGATGTGCTGGCAGAAAACGCAAACCGTACAAATGCAGCAATTTCCGATACTGGGGAAGCGATGAAATATGTGGCGCCGCTTGCTAGGGCAGCCGGTATTCGTTTTGAGGAGACAGCGGCAGCTATCGGCATTATGGCAAATGCTGGTATTAAAGGTTCTCAGGCTGGAACTACGTTAAGGGGTGCCATTTCCCGTCTATCCAAGCCTACAGACGATATGAGAGATGCCATGGAAGAATTAGGAGTTTCCTTCTATGATTCTAATGGCAAAATGAAGTCCTTGAGTGAGCAGGTAGGCATGCTTGAGGGTGCGTTTAGCGGCATGACAGATGAACAGAAGAATAACTACCTTGTAACTCTGTATGGACAAGAAGCATTATCCGGTATACTGGCTCTGATTAATGAAGGACAGGGAAGACTAACAGAATTAACAAAATCCTATGAGAATTGTGACGGAAGTGCGAAAAAAGCCGCTGATACCATGCAGGATAACCTAAAAGGCGCTATAGAGGAATTGAGCGGCTCGGCAGAAAGTCTTGGTATTGTTTTCTATGAAGATGTATCTGATAGCTTAAAAGAAACAGCGAAAACAGCAACAGAAAGTATTAACAATATCACAGATGCGTTTGAGAATGGCGGGCTGGAGGAAGCTATTGAGACTGCTGGTGATGAATTTGCCAATCTGGCCGTGAAGGCGGCAGAACATGCTCCTGATATGGTAGATACGGCTGTGGACTTTATTGAATCCTTTGTAAAGGGATTAGGAAAGAATAAAAAGAAGCTGATAGGTGCGGCTGGTGATTTAGTCAAAACATTAGCGGGAGGACTGGCAGATTTACTACCAGATGAGTTAGAGCGTCCCGTAGATGAGGCTATTGACGCTATCTCAGATTCCTTAAATTCCGGAGGGTTAAAAAAGGCAGGGAAAACACTTGTTACTACTTTTGACAACCTGGTAGAAGCGGCGGGAAATCTTGCAGAAAAAGCATTACCACCTTTAACAAAAGGGTTAGACTTTGCAGCAGAAAATCTGGATGTGCTTGCGGCATCTGCAACAGCCGCTTTTACAGCATTTAAAGGATATAAAGTTGTAAAAGAAACAAGCAATGTACTGAGTAAAGGTGCAAAAGCATGGCAAACAGCTTCAGATGCAGTAGATGTGTTTAATGCGGCACAACTGATTGCCATGGAATCTGGTATCAAATCTAATGCGACCATGACAGCAGGGCAGACGGTGGTTGGGTTACTAACAGGTAAAATTACACTGGCAACTGCCGCACAGACTGCATGGAATGCGGTTATGAATGCAAATCCTATAGGATTGGTGATTACAGCAGTTGGGGCGTTGGCGGCTGGCGTAGGTGTTTATGCACTTACCCAGAAGAAAGCTACAGATGAATCCTATAAATTAACAGAAGCCCAGAAAGAAGCGCTAAACTCTTGCAATGAATTTACAAAAAGTTTAGAGGAAGAAAGTGCTGCAAGAGAAAAAAATGTTCAAGCAATCGACAGAGAATATGATAAATATAGTAGCTTAGTCTCTAAATTACAGGAAATCACAGATGAAAAAGGAAATGTAAAAAAGGGGCATGAAGATGAAGCAAAAGTTATTACAGGATTGTTAGCCGATGCTTTAGGGATGGAAATAGAACTCACAGATGGAGTAATACAGAATTATCAGGAAACGATAGATAAGATAAAAGAAGTTATCGTTCAAAAGAAAGCAGAGGCTCTATTAAACTCTATGCAGGGGGAAATGGCTAATGCTTACGATAAGACAGTAGAAGCATTAAACAAATATAAAGATGCGTCAGATGCTGCTAGTGAAGCGGATAAAAAAGTGAAAGCGGCAACAGAAGAAGCAAAATTTGCGCAAGAAAGATACATGGCATCTCTTTCATCAAATTCTTTTGTAGTAGAAGGTTTTGCGGCGGACTGGGCAGAGGCAAAAGAAAAGGTGAAAGAAGCAGAAGCTGCTCAAGCGGAAGCAAATAAAACTTTAGATAATGCAAGAACTTCTATGGGTAATTTAGCGACAGAAGTTAATAATTACAATGCGTTAGTGGATGCTATGGCTACTGGAGATACTGCTAAAATTGAAACTGCAATGTCTGCTCTAATTACATCTTATAAGGGATATAACGAAGAAATATTATCCTCTTCTAAGAATGCGAGAGAAGAGATGTATAAACAGGCGGAAGAGTATGTTGAAACAATGAAAATTGCTCAAACGGGTGCTGTAGAAGTTGGAGATAGTATATATAAAGAAATGGCAGATACAGCAGCAAGCTCCATTGCAGAGTTTAGCAAACTACCAGAAGGTATTGCACAAGGAATTGAGGAGATAGGACCAGAAGCAAGCGCGGCTATGGTGTCTGCTTTAGCTCAGGCTGATTTGGATGGCAAATTAAGCGAAGAATCTAAAGGCGCATTAAGAAGTTTTGTGGATGGATTTAATGGTTTGGATGAAGAGACAAAAGCAGTATGGTCTCAGGCTTGGTATGGTGCATTAGAAGGGCTTGAAGGATTCGAAGACTTGAAAAATCCAGCAGAAGACGGTGTAGAAGCTTTTCTTGAAAGCTTAAAAAATGCTTTGGAAGTCCATTCTCCTTCTAGAGCTGTAAAAGCTATCTTTTCTCAAGTCTGGCCAGGAGCGCAAGAGGGATTGCAAGAAGGACAGGAAGAATTATCAACAACCGGAAGCAATGTAATTCAGACATTCTTAACATCATTGACAAACGGAGGAATTCTTGAGGGCGCGAAACAAATTGGTTCTAACATCATTACTTTTTTAACAGGAGGTATGATAGGCCAAAAGGGAACAGTAGATGCAACCTCTAAAGGAATATCGGATTCTGTAAATCTTAATCTGGGAAATGCTGACACAGAAAGTACAGGAAGCCGGAAAACAAAAGAATACAACAATGGCATTCAAAGCAACAAAGGCAACATAGAGGCAACCTCGAAGGAGATCGCAAATACTTCTAATCAACTTCTTGGTAGCGCTAACACGAAGGGAACTGGAGCAAAGAAAAGCTCTGAATACAACAGCGGACTTGGAAGTAATAAAAGTGCTGTTGATTCTACTTCAAAAACGTTGTCAAATACAGCGAATAAATCAATGGGTTCTTCCGACACAGGCAGTACAGGAAAGAAACAATCAAGCAAATATGTAGATGGAATATTAAGCAAAAAAAGTGCATCCGAATCAGCTGGAAAAAGCTTGGCAAACAAAGCGGATTCCGGAGCAAAATCTGTGGATGGAAGCAGTGCAGGTTCTGGTTTTGGCTCTGGTTTTGTTTCTGGTATTAATAGTTGGATTGGAAGTGCAGTAAATGCAGCGGCAAATCTTGCGGCAAGAGCATTGGCAGCAGCGAAAGATTTCCTTGGTATTCATTCACCATCAAGAGAGATGAAAGCTGTTGGTAAATATTTCGGACAAGGCTTTGAACAGGGTATAGAAGGAGAGGAAAAACAGGTACAGAGAACATCTGCAAATCTTTCCAGAATTGCCTTAGAATCTATGGACATGTCCGCTATTACAGAGCGTATGCATGAAGTCATGGCGATGAACACAAATCGTGTTACAAGGCAGATAACAAGCCAAAATATCCATGTGCAGCATGCGATTTCAAATGATAGCAATAGATTGTCAGAGAGAGAAGCGAAGATAATCGGAAAAGTAGTGGCTGATGTTGTAAATGACCGCATGGAAGAATTTAAGTTCACTTTTAAAGACCGGGAACTTGGAAGAGCGATAAGGGAGGCTTTAAAATGAGGATTTACTATGAAACTGGAAAAGGAAAAGAAAAAATCTATTTGGACCAGCCCCCTTACTGGATGCAGACCGGAGACTTTCTAGATTATCTCTGGGAGTATGAGTTGTCTGGAAAACGTGTTGGGAAATTGCGAAAAACCGTACAGGAAAAAGAATTTACCATAACTGTTTTTGGGAATACGAAGGAGCAGTACGCAAAGAACCTTAATCTTCTGCATGAGGCTCTTGAGAAAGATATCTTAGAAAATACCCCAGGCAGGTTCTACTTTGGAGAGTATTACTTGTCCTGTTACATTTTTGCCAGTGAAAAGACCGAATGGGAGGGCTTTTCTTATTCCATGGACAATACCTTCCGGCTAATACAAACAGACCCGTCCTGGATAAAAGAAACCACCTACCAGTTCCACCCACAGCAGCTTCCTGTAAAAGAGCCGGATATCCAATATCCTGTAATATCAGGCGGAACCTACAGTGAAAAAGTGCTTGAAAACCAGGCAGTACTTGGGGAATTCCCATTTGATTTCGCAAGGCCATCCGACATTAAGATTGAATATCCCATGTTTGGTTTTCCCTTCGACTTTGTTGCCACTAGCTACGGAAGGAGAACCATAGAGAACCCGTCCTTTGCAGACAGCAACTTTATCCTGACTGTTTATGGATTTGCAGACAATCCAAGCGTTATGATTGGCGGGCATCCGTATACCGTATATGCAACCATCTACGAAGGAGAACGCATGGTCATTAACAGCGTGGACAGAACAGTTCTGAAAATTGGAAGGCTTGGGGAGGTGACTTCCCTGTATAACTCCAGGGAGAAAATAATCTCTGTATTCCAGAAAATCCCACCTGGGGCGCATGTGGTAACCTGGCCGGGAAGCTACGGAATAGACTTAACGCTATTGGACGAAAGGAGCGAGCCAAAATGGAGTTTCTAGCTTGCGACAAAAATAAGATGGAACTGGGAGGAATCCCGGACAATGTTACCATAGATTTTGATATCGGAGACACAAACGATGTGGAAATCGTGTGTGAAAGAGGTTTTCTGGATTTTGGAATGTATCTGATTTGTCCCGGGACAGAGTATGGTGCCCTGATAGAGGAACTTGATTCCTGGACCAGCGACAGCAAGGAAACCTGGATGGGGAATTCCTTCCGAAGGTTCTTAAAGGAAATCATAATAGAGCCTCCTTCCGGTGAGGATTACCGCATAGTCTCCGGTGACGCTCACGATATCATGAGGGAGCTTTTGAAAGATTCTTATGACCAGCTTTTTACTATTCCGGACAGACTCAGCGGTATTAAGGTGGAGAGTTATAAATTTGACCGCTACACAGATGCTTTGGAAGGCTTTAGCAAGATGCTGGCAGCACAAAATGCAAGGATAAACATAGAGATTCAACAGGGAGGCCCGAATGAGCCTTTTTTTGTTGTCCTTTCTGCGGTTCCAATCCAAAACCTGTCGGAAGAGGTAGAGTTTTCCCAGGACAGCCGGATTTCCATTAATTTAAAAGAATCCAGGCGGGGAATTAACCACCTGATCTGCCTTGGGAAAGGGGAATTAAAAGACCGCCAGGTCGTGCATTTATATGCGCAGCTAGATGGAAGTATTTTGCAGGATAAAAAATATTACACCGGCTTACAGGAGCGCACAGAAGTGTATGACTACAGCAGTGCAGAAACGCTGGAGGATTTGATTTCTAACGGAAAGAAGCGCTTAAAAGAGCGCATGAGTTCCAAGGCAATGAAAATGAAGGTACAGGGGATTAATGTCCAGATTGGTGATATTGTTGCTGGAAGAGATTATGAGACCGGATTATATATGCAGAAACCGGTAGTGCAAAAGATTGTAAGTGTAGAAAATGGAACTATAACTATAGAACATAAAGTGGAAGGAGAAGAATAATGGCAGTAAAACTTGTAACAGGATACAAAGAGAAAGACCATGTGACCGCAGAGCAGTGGGCGGACTTTAATCGGGGAATTTTTGGGGATGCGGCAATCCTTCCGGTTGGAAATAAAATGGAGACAACAATTCAGACTGCAAACCAGATTACAGTAAAAGACGGTGTGGCGGTAATAGACGGAAGACAAGTATATATCGCATACGGAGAATCCGAGAACATTTCTATCCAGTCCGGTACACAGGGGAAGTTAAGAAGAGATATCGTTGTGTTGGAGTATACAAGAGACGAAGATACCGGGGTAGAGGATGTACAGTTTAAGGTAGTAACCGGAACGCCAGCTTCCGGAAGTGCAGAAGATCCGGCTATCAATAACATGGATATCCGTACCGGAGTATCCGTAAGCCAGAAACCATTTTGCCGGGTGCGGCTGAATGGCACTGCAATCGAGGGTATTGACAGCATGGTGGAGGTTGCAAACATGAATTCTTTGAGTGTCATGCTTGCGGCAAGCGAATCTATGACGCTTGAAGCAGGACAAACAAAACCTTTGACGATTAAATATAAATGCCCAAAAACTCCGAAGGTAGTAATTGCACAGGCGGACGGAGGCGCCCCGTTTGAATGCGCAGTAAGTTCATGGGAACAAGAACAGGCTACGGTTGCGGTGAAGAGTACAGAAAAACTAACAAACCGCAAG